TTTGCTTGAACATACTTGAAGTCTTTTTCTCAAGTATATTTGATCTACATTTTATTACTTCGTTATGAGCTTGTACCCAATAATCAAAGATTATATTTATTACTTCATTATTTTTATTCATAGTTTGTTTCCTTTACATTTAAGTTTAGTAAGTCGAAAGGAATAAAATTCCTCTCACCCCGCTGGAGGGATTTTACTTCCTCGGCTTACGGAGATAAGTAAAGGTAGTATAGAACTGTGGCAATAATAAGACATGATATAATCTTATTGATTGGTACACATATACTACTCCACATTATACTAGAATGTTCTTGTAATGTTCTCATAGATAATTTGCCAATACAATCCATTGAATGATTACATACTATTCTTAGTACACATACGAACCATCTTATCTTTAGTATTACCTTTACGTAGTATAGGATACAATAGTCAGAGGGTAGATAGTAGGCGTAGTTCGTACACATAGACACAGAGTACACAATCAAAAACGTATACGTAGTAGTACGTTATATCAAGACGGATAGTAGGGGGTTTTAGAACGCAATAGGGCGTAATAATATAGAGGTAGGGGTATAAATATATACGGAGGTATGCAAAGAAAGTCTCGTACTTGACACACACACACAAATAACACTATATTCACGAGGTGGGGGTTTTAGTTCCTTTCAACCCTCACACTACATTATGGCAGACAAAGAAATAGAAATAAAGATATCGCAGGTTACAACCGCAATGATGATGGAGGTCTGGATGGAGGATCGCATGGTCAATGACCTCAATAAATATCTCGATACGAAACACAATAAAGATGGTGAGGATTTTTCAAGCCACCTAGTAGGGCAGATATCCCATGGTGAACAACTAAAGATTGACACCGAGGATAAGCTAATCCAACCATTTATTAAATTTGTAACGCAACTGTCCAGGACTTACATAGATCAATTCTGTAAAAGCATAGGTACTCCCTTTCTAGATCGGATACCTCATGTCCACAGTTTATGGTCTGTACACTCATATGAGAGAGATTATAACCCATTGCATGACCACGGTACGGATACGCAGATGGGCATATCTTTTACAACCTGGACCAAGATACCAAAGCAGATTGAGGACAACAATGAGTTCTCAGCTCAAAACCTATATAATTCTAGTGGCTGCTGTGATGGGTTCTTACAGTTTCACTTTGGTCAAACCAGCATAAGGGGGTTAGAAGAACTAAGACCGCCTCTATGCAAGACCATAAAGCCTGAAGTTGGTAAGCTGATATTCTTCCCATCATGGGCGCAGCACACCGTATACCCTTTTGAGGGTGAAGGAGAGAGACGGACTGTAGCTGGCAATTTAAATATGTTTCCTGCATCCGTAGTGGATGAGTCGGAAAAGAAGAGAATAGTGCTGTAGCATACCTTAAAACGCATTTAAACATTAATTGAGAACAATAGAAGAAGATATACTGAGCTGGTCGAAAGACTTCCTGGAGTTACCGAATGAAACACTAGGGGGTAAGCCTGTATGTCCATATGCTAAGATGGCTAGAACACACGGACTTTTAAAGATCGTGGTGGAAAGTTCTGCTGATGATTTATTACAGAGGGTGGTATATGAATGCAACCACTTTAAAGACTCAGGTAAGGAGATATGTATTATTGCCTGCCCTGATTTATCTGTTACAGGTGATGAACTAGATAATTATACTCACACATTGAACCATGTGTTTGTACCTAAAGATGTATACCTCATGGCGTTTCACCCAGAGGGATATGATGAACCAGTTGAGTTTCTTGAGAATGGAGACTGGGAATCACACAACGAGTTTCTAATGGTTTTAATACAGCCATTTGAAAAACTAGAACAGGCAAGTGCCAATCTAGAAAAGATCGGATTCTATGAGTCTTGGGATAAAGACTATTATGAATCCACAGTAACCAAACGCAAAACTTATAGGAGATTATTATGCGAGGAATGAAAAAAACTGCTAAGAAAAAGAACATGAAGAAGAAAAAAAAGAACATGAAGGGCATGAAGAAAACTGCTAAGAAGAAAATGAAAGGCATGATGTAATGTTGTCTAAGAAACAAAAGACATTACCTGCTGGACTTAAGGCTAAGATTTTAAAGTCTAAAAAGAAAAAGAAAAAGGGTATGAAATAATGGCTGACTTTTATGGAAATCCTGTAAATCAAGCATCTATTAATGCTGAACTCAAAGTTTTTAAACAAATGGGTAAATCAAAAGCAGATGCAAAGCAAACTTTAATGCACAATTTAAACTTGAGTGCAGAACAAGCAGATAAAGCATTATCTAATTATAACCCTGAACTTAATATACAATCAAACAATATGAAGTTTATGAAAAATGGCTAAGAAGAGTACAGTTAATAAAGCTGGTAACTACACTAAACCTGGCATGAGGAAAAGAATATTCAATAGAATCAAGGCAGGTAGTAAAGGTGGTAAACCAGGACAATGGTCTGCACGTAAAGCGCAGATGACAGCGAAAGCATATAAGGCAGCAGGTGGTGGATACAAGTAATGGCTTTGAAGAAGTCACAAAAGTCTCTAAAGAACTGGACCAAACAGAAGTGGCGTACCAAATCTGGTAAGCCATCTGCTAAAACAGGGGAGAGATACCTACCTGAGAAGGCTATTAAGGCTTTGACTGCAGCAGAATACGCTGCAACTACCAAGGCTAAACGCAAAGGTACTAAAAAAGGTAAGCAATTTGTTAAACAACCTAAGAATATTGCTAAAAAAACTAGGAGATACAGGTAATGGCACGCAAACCAGACAAAATGCCAGCACGAAACAAGAAAAACTTCAGGCCAACTAAGTCTGGAGCTGGTATGACTGCTAAAGGTGTAGCTGCTTATAGGCGAGCTAACCCTGGTAGCAAGTTAAAGACTGCTGTTACAGGTAAAGTTAAGGCTGGCAGCAAAGATGCTGGTAGAAGAAAGTCGTTTTGTGCAAGAAGTGCAGGACAAATGAAAAAATTTCCTAAAGCTGCTAAAGATCCGAACTCTAGATTGAGGCAAGCAAGAAAAAGATGGAAGTGTTAAGAGGTATATTATGAAAGAAATGCAATTACTAACTGTTGATAATGAAATAGCTACTATTAAAAAGAACAAAGTTGTTAGTCCTGGTTCTAGATTTGATGGTCGTATGGTAAAATCTAATAAAGACATAAAAGAAATATTTGGTATTGATGTTGGTAGGACTGATCTATCTAGATATCAAAAATCTACACCACAAGTACAGCCACAAGCTATGCCACCTAGAATGCCTAACGTACAAGCTAATATGGCACAACCAAATATGGCACAACAACAAGCTAAACCTATGACTCCAAAGAGTATGCAGTCATTGTTGAAAGCTAACTTAATGGGATTAATATAATGACTCACGGTGGAAAAAGAAAAGGTGCAGGTAGACCAAAAGGTGTTGCTATTGGAACAAAAAGAGAACGCCTGGATGCTGAATTAGGCAAAGGTCAAACTACTCCTTTAAAATATATGTTAAACTTATTGAACAACCCACAAGTATCTGTTGAAAAGAAGATGTGGGCAGCAAAGGAGTCAGCACCATATGTACATTCTAAGCTATCATCAGTTACAAATACTCTGCAAGGTGATAATGATAAGCCTGTTGCTGTTACTATTGGCTGGCGAAAAAAGAAATAACATGGAAATATTAAGTGGATTATTAGAACTTTTTAAACCACAACAAACAGAAGGATTAATATCTGGTAAAACTTTTTCACCTGATCCTTTTATTAATAAAGTTATTGAAGCAGAAAGTTCTGGCAATCCTAAAGCTGTATCTCCAGTAGGTGCAAAAGGATTAATGCAAATCATGGATGCTACTGCAGAACAACCAGGCTTTGGTATTAAACCACTAGAAGATCCATTTGATCCAGTTGAAAATGTTAGATTTGGAACTGAATATTTATATGCATTGATGGATCGTTATAATGATGATACTACATCAGCTCTTGCAGCTTATAACTGGGGTGTTGGTAATGTAGATAAATGGTTAAAAAAAGGTGGAGACTTTAATGAGCTTCCAAAAGAAACACAAAATTATATAAAAAAAATTACAGAATAGTGGAAATACAAATACCTTATGAACCTCGCCCTTTACAGGAAAAGATTCATAATGAACTAAAAAGATTTAATGTTATCTGTTGTCACCGAAGATTCGGTAAGACAGTATTTGCAATCAATCATTTAATTATGACTGCTTGTGAAATAACAAATTCGAGATTGGCGTATATCGCACCAACTTATCGCCAGGGAAAGGCAGTCGCTTACGACTATTTAAAAGAATATACAGATCCCTTAATGAAACTTGGTGGCAAACGACATGAAACCGAACTGAAGGTTGATCTATGGAATGGATCACGTATACAAATCTTCGGATCGGACAATCCAGATGCTCTTAGAGGATTAGGATTTGATGGAGTTTGTATGGATGAATATGCCTTAATGTCACCTAGAGTTTGGACTGAGGTCGTTAGACCTGCAGTTGCAGACAAACTTGGCTATGTAATCTTTATTGGAACTCCCATGGGTCATAACCAATTCTGGGATGTTTACGATTTAGCAAAACGTAGAGGTGGCAAAGATTGGTATGCACAATTATATCGTGCATCCGAAACAGAAATAATAGCTGATGATGAACTTGAAGAAGCTAGGCTTACAATGCCAGAAGATCAGTACGAACAAGAGTTCGAGTGCAGCTTTCAGGCTGCAGTATCTGGAGCTTACTATGGTAAGCAAATACAGAAAGCTGAAAAAGAAAATAGAATTACAGATGTACACTATGATGCAAGTAATGATGTTGAGACCTGGTGGGATTTAGGTATTGGTGATTCAACTTCTATTTGGTTTGCACAAAGAGTTGGAAAAGAAATACATCTCATAGATTATTATGAAAGCTCAGGTGAATCACTTGCACATTATGCAGGTATACTTAGAGATAAAGGTTATAAATATGGTCGCCATGTTGCACCACATGATATAACAACAAGGGAACTTGGTACTGGTAAGTCCAGGCTAGAAGTTTCATATGACCTTGGACTTGACTTTGAAGTTTGTCCTAGGTTAGAAGTAGATCATGGCATTGAAGCTGTGAGAAATAATTTAGATAACTGTTGGTTTGATAAAAATAAATGTAAATATGGTATTGATTGTTTGCGACAATACCGTAAACAGTTTGATGATAGGATGCAGACATTTAAAAATAAACCCCTACATGACTGGAGTTCACACGCAGCAGATGCTTTTAGGTATGGCTGCTCTGTGGATGGACCAACAAGAACAGACTGGACTAAACCAATGAGTGTAGATACAAGATATATTGTTTAAGGATAAATATGGCAAAAGGTAAACCACTAGACGAGCATACGATATCAGGATTGCTTGGAGAACAAATCAGGAACAGTTATGGTTTCTTTGAATCAGAACTTACTCAGTCAAGAAGAAAAGCTAATGAGTATTATTTTGGTGAAGCATTTGGTAATGAAGTAGAAGGTAGATCACAAGTAGTATCTACAGATGTAGCTGATACTATTGAATCTATTTTACCACCATTGCTTAGAATATTTACTGCATCAGATAACATAGTAAGAGTAGAACCTGTAAGCCAGGAAGATGTAGGCATTGCAGAACAAGCTACTGATTATCTTAACCATATTTTTAATAAAGATAACGAAGGCTTTACAACTTTGTATACAATGTTCAAAGATGCTTTGTTACAAAAGAACGGTATATGTAAAGTATACTGGGATAACTCTGAGAAAGTAGAAAGAGAAACATATGAAAAATTATCTGATGATGAGTTTGAAATGCTTATCGCCGAAGATGGTGTTGAAGTTAAAGAACATTCTGAGTACGAAGATGAAACATTTCTGGAACAAAAGGAAAATGCAGAAGAAAAACTAGCGGAGCAACAAGACTCTTTACAAGCATCTATGATGCGCGAGGAACTAAATAAAATTCCTACACCAATTATGCATGATGTTGTTATTACAAGAACACAAACATTTGGTAGAGTTAAGTTTGAAGCTATACCACCTGAAGAATTTTTAATTGAACGCCAGGCTAAATCTTTAAAAGATGCAAACTTTGTTTGTCATAGAGTACCTACATCTCGTAGTGCATTACTTGAAATGGGATTTGATTATGATAAAGTTTATAACTTACCTGTTGAAAATAAAGAGAGATACAATGAAGAACGTAGTACACGTTTTAGAAATTTAGATGATGACTATGATAGATCTGTTGGAGACGCTTCAACTGAAGAAGTTATTGTTTATGAATCTTACATTCGCATGGATACTGATGGTGATGGTATCGCAGAGCTTCGAAAGATTACCAGTGCAGGTGATGGTGGTTACACTATCCTCGATAATGTTCCTGTTGATTCTCATCCATTCTGTTCACTAACACCTATTATTGTACCACACAGATTTTATGGTAGATCAGTATCAGAGCTGGTAGAAGATATTCAGTTAATTAAATCTACTGTTATGAGACAAGTACTAGATAATATGTACTTAACAAATAATAACAGAGTTGCAGTTATGGATGGTCAAGTTAATCTTGATGATCTATTAACTAACCGACCGGGCGGAATAGTTAGAACTAAATCTGCACCTAGTCAGGTTATGATGCCATTGCAAAACCAAGCATTAACACAACAAGCATTTCCATTACTACAATATTTAGATACCATTAAAGAAGAACGAAGTGGTATTACTAAATACAACCAGGGCATGGATACTGATACATTAAATAAAACTGCATCAGGTATAAACACAATCTTATCACAATCACAAATGAGACTAGAATTAATTGCTAGAGTATTTGCTGAGACTGGTGTTAAAGATATGTTTAAAAAGATATTTGAATTAGTTGTTAAGTATCAAGACAAAGAACGTATTGTTAAAATTAAAAATAACTTTATTCCTATGAACCCTATGGAATGGAGAGATCGTTGTAATGTAACTATCCATGTTGGATTAGGTACAGGATCTAGAGATCAACAACTACAAATATTAAATTCTATTCTTGGTAGACAACTAGAAGCTATTAAACTGCAAGGTGGACCACAAGGCCCAGTTGTAAATCTAAACAATATTTATAATACATTATCTCGTATCATTGAGAACGCAGGTTTAAAAGATGTTGCATCTTACTTTACTGATCCTAAAATTGGTCAGCAAATGATGCAGCCTAAACCTAAACAGCCTTCAGAGTTTGAGAAAGTATCACAGATACAGACACAACAAAAGGCTGCTGAAGCTCAAATGAACTATGAAAATAGAATGAGAGAGATGGAACTTAAGTATCAGAAAATGATATTAGAGTTTGAAACAAAAGCTAAAGAGCTTGAACTTAAGTATCAAGCAGATATAGATGAGAAAGCAATAAGACGAGAAGCATTGGATATGAAAGGTATTTCTGATACCAATAAACAAATGCTTGACGCAGCTAGCAAACAACTGTTACAACCTGAAGAACCACAAGTACGTGAAACAACAATAGCAATAGATGTCGGATCTCCAGATAGAAGCGAATAGAGGCACAAGAGCCAAAGCAATATTAGAAGATGAGCTTTTCCAAGAAGCATTAGAGACTCTTAGAAAATCTTATACTGAAGCGATATTTCAAACAGGACCAAATGATGAATTGGCAAGGACAAAGATCTACCTAGCCTATCAGATTTTAGGAAAGTTTGGAGACCATTTCCGTACTGTTATGGAAACAGGTCAACTTGCAAGTAAACAATTAGAAGAACTTCGCAAGAAAAAATAGCACCACCCATTATGGAGTGCTTACATAACACCAACCACAGAGGAGTGTAACCATGGCATTAAAAGATGCACACTTAGGACCAAAAGCTATGGCAGTTAATAAAGCTGCTGAAGCTATTAAAGGTCTTATGCAAAAGAATAACGATCAAGAACCAGAACCTATTGAAGAAGCTGCACCTGAAGCGGAAGCTCAGCCAGCAGAAGTTCCAGTAGAGGAAGTAATTGAACAACCTTCTGAAGAAGCATTGCTTACAGAAGAAGTAACTGAAGAAGTTACAGATGAAGCTGAACAAGATATTAATGAAAGTTCACAGGAGCAACCAGCTTATACTGTCAAAGTTGATGGTAGTGAAATGGATGTCACCCTAGATGAACTACTTCGAGGGTATCAGAGAGAAGCTGATTACACACGCAAAACGTCAGAACTATCTTTAGAGAAATCAAAGGTCAATGACATGATGCAACAATCTCAATCTGAGATTAATCAAAAATTGTCTAAACTAACTGAGCTGACTACAATGGCTCAACAGGAATTACAAAACGAATATAGTAATATAGACTTCGAAAGACTTTATGAGGATGATCCTACAGAAGCAGCTCGCCTTGAACACAAGATGAGAAAGCGTTCTGAGAATCTACAAAAAATTCAAGAGGAAACTAAAGCTAACCAGATGCATGAATTTACTAAGTATGTTCAAGAGCAACAAACAAAGTTATCTACAATGGTTCCAGAATTTAATGATCCAGCTAAAGCAACTAAAATGAAATCTGATATGAGAACCTATCTAACTAAGTTAGGATATGGGGATCAAGAGATCAATAGTATTTATGATGCAAGACAAGTCTTGTTGATTAAAGATGCTATGACATATGATAGACTTAAAAAATCAAATGTTAAAGTTACTAAGAAAGTTGCCCAAGCTCCTAGAGTTGTAAGACCTGGTGTTGCTAAAACTAAAGCAGATGAGTTATCAAGGACAAGAAAAGATAAACTAAATCGTCTGAAAAAGTCTGGGCATTACAAAGATGCTGCTAAGATTTTTAAAGACTTTCTTTAATTAATAAGGAGGCCTTATGGCACAACCAACAAACTTGTACGATACGTACGATACAAAAGGTATTAGAGAAGATTTAGTAGATGTAATTTATAATATATCTCCTGAAGATACTCCAATCCTTTCTGCTATCCCTAGAGCGGTAGCAACATCTACATCACACGAATGGCAAACAGACGCACTTGCTGATCCTGCTGCTAACGCTGTGATTGAAGGTGATGACGCAACAATAGATGCTATGTCAGCAACTGTAAGAGTTAAGAATTTTACACAAATTCAAGACAAAGTAATTGCAGTTTCTGGTACACAATCATCTGTTGATGCTGCAGGTAGAGCTGATGAAATGGCTTACCAAATGGCTAAAAAATCTAAAGAACTTAAAAAAGATATGGAATTCGCAATAGTCGAAGAAAACATTTCTGTTGTAGGTTCTGCAACTGCTGCTAGAGAAATCGGTTCTCTATCAACATGGATTAAAACCAATGGTGATGCTGGTTCAACTGGTGCTTTATCTACTGGCTTTAATGCTTCAACTGGCTTAACTGCTGCTCCAACTTCTGGAACAGACAGAGACCTTACTGAAGCTATATTAAAGACTGTTATCAAAGAAGTATATTCTTCTGGTGGCGATCTTGATATGCTGGTAGTTCCACCATCAGTAAAACAAGTAATCTCTGGATTCAATGCAAACACAACTAGATTCGGTCCAGCTGAATCAAGAACTGAGTTTGCTGCGATTGATGTTTACGCATCAGATTTCGGTGATTTACAAGTTGTACCAAACAGAGTTATGGCAACAAGTAACGGAAAAGAATGTTTCTTAATACAGTCTGATATGTTAGGTGCTGCCTACCTAAGAGATTTCCAAGTGAATGACCTTGCTAAAACAGGTGATTCTGAGAAGAAACAACTCTTAGTTGAATGGACACTTGAAGTTAGAAATGAAGCCGCACACGGTATCATTTTGGACATCAACCAATAATACTAATTAGGTGGGGGAGCTTAGGCTCCCCTCCTTTTATTTAAGGAAAACATAAGAAAGCTCCAACAACATTTAAACCAGGTGCTACACAAACTGTAGCTGTAGGTTCTTCATCTGCTGCATCTAATGCAGTTGATGCACAAACAAGAGATATTAGATTAGTTTGTAGTGTAGATGCTTATGTAACAATATCTTCTGCGCCTACTGCAACCTCATCATCATTTATTTTACCAGCATTTACTGTTGAATATTTTAGATGTGCAGGTTCTGATAAAGTAGCATTTTTAAAAGTAGGTGCTACAGATGGAACTGCAAGAGTAACAGAACTTAGTCAGTAATGAGACCACCATTTGTATCATTAAGAAGTCAGGATAGATATCGTAATCGTAGGACAGATGTACCTAATGATGCTTTAAAACTAGAAGATTTAACATACCTATTATTAGAAACAGGTGATAACATCATACGTGAAGATGGTGTAGGTGTTTCATATCAAACTGGAAAAGCTATTCAAAACTAATGAAATTTAGTGAATTAGTAGAATTACTTAAAATTAAAGAAAAAGATACACAACAACAAACTAAGAACAAACAAAGAACAAAATTAAGAAAGAGGATAAAACATGGCTGATAGTAAGATTAGTGCATTAACAGCTTTAGAAACTAATGCATCAGATGATGTATTAGCTATAGTAGATACAAGTGCAACTGCCACTAAAAAAGTAACTTTAGAAAATATATTTAAAGGAATACCTGTAAGTATAGGTGTTAACGAAAGCACACCACTTGCAAAATTACACGTAGTAAGAGATGCTATAAATCATTCAACACAAAGTTCACTAGCACCGATATTTGTTGAAGATGATAATAGACCAGGTATTTTTTTCTCAGGTAATTTAAACAACATAGGTATTATACAATTTGGTGATAACTCAGCAATTAACTCTGGTGAGATTTTTTACGATCATAGTGCTGACAAATTTAGTTTAAGATGTGCAGGTACTGTACAAGCAACTTTAGCTGATGGTGTATTCGCACCAGAAACAGATTCAGATGTAGACTTAGGTACAACCTCTTTAAGATTTAAAGATACATTTGTAGATACTATTACAACTACTGAAGCAATCAATGGTGCATTAAAAAGATGGACTGTAAAAACTTCTGCATACACAGCAGTAGCTGGTGATAGACTATTGGCTGATACTGCAACTACAGCTGCATTTACAATTACTTTACCAAGTAGTCCTGCTGTAGGTGATGAAATACACATATTAGATAGTGCTGCAAACTTTGATAGTGCTAACTTAACAGTTGGTAGAAACGGTAAAAAGATACAAGGATTAACTGCTGACCTTACTTTGACTACAGAGAATACAGGTATTGGACTTGTGTTTATGTCTGACACTTATGGATGGAGAGTATTAGTAGATGCTTATGCAGTAGATACAACAGAACTGTAACATGGAAGATATATATAATCCTAATCAAGATATACATATAGATAGAGCTAGTAGAAAACTTGTAGTAAGAAAACAACAAGATACTAATCCTATACTAGAAGATAATAAAGTAGCTCGTAATCATAGAGCTAATGAACAAAAAGGTGAGTTACAAAGAATAGCTCAGATACCTTTGATTGCATTACAAATTAAAACAAAAGAACTGTTTGGTCATTCTAATTGGTATTCTTTACACAAAAGTGTTAAGAAAGAAATTATTAAAAAGATGGTTAACAGTAATGAATTTCAAAACTTTAGAGTAGGAAGCAAGAGGTTATAATGGCTTTAAATAATTATGCTAACTTAAAAACAGCTATTGCTAATTTCTTAGCACGTGATGATTTAACTTCAGAGATAGATGACTTTATAGATTTAACTGAAGCAGACTTTAATCGTAGATTAAGAATAAGATCTATGGAAACTGTTGATACAACTTTTACTATTGATGCAGAAACAGAAGCATTACCTACTGGTTTCTTACAAGTTAGAAGTTTTGTTTTAACAAGTACAACTCCTGATAGAACATTAGAATTACTTAGTCCATTTCATCAAGCAAGTTTATCTGCTAATGATACTACTGGTAATCCTAGAACATATAGTATTGAAGGAAGTAACTTTAGATTTCAACCTATACCTGGCACAGCAGTTACAGCACGATTAACTTTTTATAAAGCATTTGATGCTATAAGTGCTACGAATACAGCTAATCATATTCTAACTAATCATCCTGATGTTTACCTATATGGTGCATTATACTTTGCCTCTACATTTTTAAGAGGTATGGATCAAACATCTGTTGCACAATTTAAATCACAATATGAAGGTGCTATTAAACAAGTTGAAGATGCAGATGATTTAGATAAATATAATGGTACACCATTAATACAAAGATCAGGTATTAATATTAACAACTTTGATAACGTAAAATAATGCAATTACCTTTTGGAGAATGGCTACCTGATTTGCCAGAACATATGAACCCTGGCTCTACAGAAGCTAAGAATGTATTTCCTGCTGTAAATAGTTATAGACCATTTAAAAATATAACTGCTACTTCAAGTAATGCTACAACTGCTAGAGGACAAGGTGGTAGAGCTTTTAAATCTGATAGTGGTGTTGTATCTATATTTGCTGGTGATAAAACTAAACTATATAAACTAACATCTAATGCTTTTGTAGATGAAAGTGGTGGTACTACTTTTGCTACTGAAGATAATGGGTATTGGGATTTTATTAGATTTGGTGAAGTTGTTGTTGCATTCAATGGTGCTAATGCACCTCAAGCATGGACACTTGATAGTTCTAATGACTTTGCAGCACTTGCAGGATCACCTCCTACATTTAGACACGCTGCAGTTGTAGGTAATTTTGTTGTAACAGGATTTCAACCAACACTACAAAACAAAGTACAATGGTCTAGTTTTAACAGTCCTACATCTTGGACAGCAGGTGTAAATCAATCTGACTCTGAAACACTACCTGAAGGTGGAGTTATTACAGGAGTAACTGGTGGACAGTTTGGATTGATATTTCAAGAGTCTCGTATTACGAGAATGGATTATAGAGGTGGTAATGTTGTATTTTCTTTTAGAAGAATAGAAGATAACAGAGGAGCTGTACAAGGTAAGAATGTAATACAAGTTGGTAATCTTGTATACTTTTTATCTGAAGATGGATTTTATGTAACTGATGGTTCTAGTTCTAGACCTATTGGTGCAAACAAAGTAGATCGTTTCTTTAATGATGATTTAAAATTTCATTTAAGAGAACGAGTTAGAGCATCATACGATCATGTAAATAAATTAGTTATGTGGTCTTATCCTTCTGCTACTGGTTCTAATTCAAATACACAAAATGATAAAATATTAATTTATCATATAGCTAGTGAAAGATGGTCTATTGTAGAATTAGATCATGAATGTATGGTAGATATATTATCTCCTGGATTTACTCTAGAAGAACTAGATGATTTTCCTACTGCAGGTACTAATGATATAGATGCAATTACAATATCTTTAGATGATGCATTCTTTATTGGTGGCTATAGATCACTAGGTGTATTTAATACAGATCATAAGTTAGGATCATTTACTGGTGATAGTTTAGCAGCAGTAATAACAACAGCAGAAACAGAACTTGCTCCACAGAATAGATCTTTAGTAACTCATGTGAGACCTATTATAGATACTGATGATGCAACAGGTTCTTTAAGTTTTAGAAACAGAGTAGCTGATACTGTTTCAACAACAGCTAATACTGCTATGCACGCAACAGGAACAATACCATTTCATAAATCAGCACGATATTTTAAATTTAACTTACAAATACCTGCAGCTACTACATGGTCAGATGCACAAGGTATAGATATAGAAGCAATTAAAGAAGGATATAGATAATGGCACTCATAGGTAATCCAATGGACTTTGATAGAATTAGACAAAAGTATGAGTCTCTTGTCTATCCACAAGGTAGAACACAAGATACTAATTTTAACAGAGTAAGAGATTCTTATAGTAGTTTATTAAGTCAACCAGGAACAGATCCTCTTACTGGACAACCTACTAACATGGGTGTTCTTGCTGGACAAGGTTCACAAACTATTAATCAGGATGCTACACAAGCTGGAGAACAAGTACAGTTAAGATTTAATCCTGCTACTGGACAAACAGAAACTATTATCCCTGAATACATGGGTGGATTTAGATCAGACCAGCAAGACTTTTTACCAAATACTAGCCCATTTCAAACTATATATGATGTAAATGAAGGTAAGATAGATCCTGTTACTGGCGCACCTAAACCAGATCCTATTGTAACTGATCCTAATACTGGACAAACAACTTCATTATTAGCTACAGGTGGTGGCGAAGGTCGTAACAGAGATACAACTCAACCAGATAATTATAACTTTGTAGGTGGTTCTTTTGTTAATACTGATCGTTTAAATGAAGATGGTAGTATTGCATTTGGTATACATGGAATGTTACCAGGTATACTAGGCGCACCTGGCACAATAGCAAGAGCATTTACTTCACCTGCTAGACAACTTAATACATTAAAAAATATTTCTGCAATGAACATGAAGTTTGTTGGTGGTGATGATATTACAACATTTAAAGATAATAAACCAACTATGGCAGCAAATGATATAGCTAGATTAGCTAGAGATGTACAAGATCGTGCAGAAAGATCTGGTGATGTAGATACAGCAGTAGATGCTGCTAAACTTGCATCAGGATATACTGGATTAAGTAGAGATAAAGCTCAAGAAGCTATGGATGCTGCAGCTGCCGAAGCAGAAGAAGGCGGTATAGTTAATGCTGTAAAAGGTTTCTTTGATGGTTTATTTGGCGGTGGTGATGGCGGCTCTGGTGGTAGTGATAGTACTGGTACTGGTAGTGGTGTATCAGGAGCTGGTACAGATGGTACTGGTGGTCCAGATAGTAACTATGGCGGAGGCGGAGGCGGAGGCTATAGCGGTGGTGATGGAAGTGGTGGTGCTGGTGGTACTGGCGGATCTGGAGCTACTGGCGGAGGTTCTACTGGTAGCAGTGGAGGTTCTAGTGGAGGTGCTGGTGGTACTGGTGGTTCTGGTGCAACTAATGGCGGTTCTGGCGGAGGCGGTGGCGGCGGTGGCGGCGGCGGCGGCGGCGGAGGCGGTGGATCTGGCGGCGGAGGCGGCTCTGGAGGAGGAGGAGCTGGAGGCTCTGGACCTGCAGGATGTTTCGTTGAAGGTACTGCTATTCAAATGGCTGATGGTTCTACAAAAGAAATTACAACAATCAAAGTTGGTGAAGAAACTAAAGGTGGTATTGTCCAAGCTAAAATGGAATTTATGCCACAAAACATTTACAATTATAAAGATGTATTAGTTTCTGGATCACATTGGGTTGTAGAAGATAATCAATTAATAGCTGTTGAAGATAGTAAACATGGAGTACTTACTGATAGAATAGAACCTGTATATACATTTAAAACTTCAGACAATAGAATATGGATTAATGATATTGAGTTTGGAGATTTTGAAACAGGTACTGATGAAGATTGGGAACCTCACTTTGAAATGGTTAGACAGAAACTTAACAAAGAGTTAAGAGATGGCAAGTAAACAAAACTTAGAATATGTTTATAACTATCCTGCTTATACTTTAGAAGGTGTATTACTGTCTCAGTATGAGTTTCAATTAATAACTGAAGATGTTGTAAATCAATTAGTACGATATCATAATGTAGAAAATCAGGAGGTAGCTGCATGGTTTCTTGCGTAAATTGCGAACATGAATGTCATTGTAGTAACAATGGAAAATGTGTATGTTGTGGTTGTTGTAACTGCGAACATCCTAATGCATTAGATGAGTTTTGGAAAAGACTAGATAAAGATAAAGAGTAATGGCACATACATATAAAAACTCTAAAATAGACTTAACCACTACTGATGCTACAGCTTTGATAACAGTTGCTGAAGGATCAACAATAATTATTAAATCAATAATTGTTTGTGAAGATAGCAACAATGATGATAGTGTATCATTAACAATAGTAAATGGTAGTGATACGTTTCAATTTTTAAAAGATGCTTTTGTTGGAGCTAAGTCTACTATACAAGGTATGGGTGGACATAACGCTACATTAGTATTAACTGAATCGGATATATTAAAAGCACAAGCAGCAACTGCTAATAGACTTCATGTCATTACCAGTTACTTAGAAATTACATGACAGAACCTGTACTTATACCTACAAAAAATATTGAAGAAGTTGAACCATTTGTTTTAGATTCTATAGATAAAGCATTAAAATATTCTGGTGGACATTATAATTTAGATGATGTTCGCAAAGATTTACATGAAGGTAAATCACAACTTTGGATTCTTTGGAATAAAGATAAGCAAGAACAATATCAAGGTTGTATTGTATCTAAGATTATTGAAAGACCAAATACAAGATCTTTAAATCTTTTTATTGTTACAGGTAAAGATCGTAAACAATGGCAAGATAAAATTAAAGTAATAGAAGATTGGGCAAAGATAGAAGGTTGTACCCATTTAGAAACATATGCTCGACCAGGATGGTCTCGCATACTTAAAAAACATAATTATAAAATAACACACTATTTGTTAGAAAGAAAGTTGGAGGACTAATATATGTCATTCGGAGGAGACGATCCAGTAATTACAGGTATAACAGGCGGTATCTATGGAGAAGCAGAACCATATATATCAGATATCTTAAAAGAATCTGCACGATTATACGCTAGTGATGTAGGTAAAAACTACTATCCTGGATCTACTGTAATACCATTTGCACCTGAAACTCAAGCAGGTTTAGATATGGCTAAAGCTCAAGGGTTACAAATGAGTGGACCAAGTAGTTTATATGGTACTGCCGAATCTACATTAGGTGGATTTGCTACAGGTATTATGCCTGATGCTTATGCTAATAGAGGTCTTGGTGCAGGTATGGGTCTTGCTGGAGGTATGGGTTCATCTTATACAGGAAGATCTGGATTAGGATTAGGTGATTCTTATACAGGTAGAGATGCTTATTCTGAATTAACAAATCAAGCAGATTACTTATCAGGAGTAAGACAAGGTATTAGTGCTGATGTAATGACAGATATTCAAAATCAATTTGGTGCGCAAGGTAGAACAGGAACAAGTCCTATGGCACAACAAGCTGCTGCTAGAGGATTTACACAAGCATATGCACCGATAGCTCAAAGTGCTGCAGAAGCAGAACGAGCTAGAGAACTATCATCAAGAGAAGCTGATATAGGTAGAATGCAACAAGCTAGAACTGGAGCATTAGGTAGAACTCAACAAGCCTTACAAGCTGACATTGCTAGACAACAACAAGGTCAAGAGTCAGCATTACAAAGAATGTATGGAGGTACTGAAGCACAACTAGGTAGACAGTATGGTGCATCTCAAGCAGATATCGCAAGACAACAGCAAGCTAGAGAATCTGGTTTAGGAAGAATGTTTGATGCAGCAGGAGCTTTACCTGGACTACAAGATACTATGGATGCAAGACGACTTGCAGGTATACAAGGTATCATGGGAGTAGGTGGAGCTTATGAAGATCTTGCTGGTAGAAACTTACAAGATAGATTAAACAGATATCAATTTGAACAACAATCACCTTACACAAGACTAGCTAACTTTATTAGTCCTATTACAAGTATTGCTAGAATGGGAGATCCTTCATATCAATACGCACAACAACCAAGTCCTTTAACAAGTGCTTATGGTGGTGCGCAAGCAGGATATAACATAGGTAATATGTTTGGCATGGGTCCAATAGGTGCAGGTATAGGTGGATTA